TTCAGTGGATTGCGCAAACCCTGATCCACGCCTATGGGCAGGAGATGGCGGCATGAAGCCTCGCCTTCGCTTCTCTCGCGGCGTTTGGTGGTGCGGCTTCGCCCACCAACACGGCATGTATTGGAGCTGCGGGGATACCCCATTCGCAGCCTACGACCTGTGGGCGCGATTCACCCAACCCGAAGCGGCTGCGGATTCAGCCGCGCAATCGTGAAAGGAAGGCTATGACAGCGCGCGTGAAGTTTGTCATTACGAAGATCGTGCAAACCATCGGAAGCAAAGAGACGCTTACGTCTGTGTATGCCTGCCACATGGACCCGAAAAGCGACGCCTCATTTGTCCTCCAATTCGTAGAGGACGCGGCGCTGGCCAACCTGGAAATCGGCGCCGAGTACTACGTTGACTTCACGAAGGCCTAGGCCATGACGCTGGATCTCTTGGTCAGGGTGTGTTTCACCGTCGCGCTGGTCGCGTGTTTTCTCGCCATGTTCGTTCCGTCGCAGCGGGTATGGCTGTGGAAGCTGCTGTTCGCAATCTCGGGTGGGGCCATGGTGGCAGTGCTGATCGGGATTGTCTGGCTCCTATGAAGCGCAGCCCGCTCAAGCGCCGGGAAGGCCCGACCTGCGACCGTCAGGAGCATCCGAGGGCCAAGACGCAAGCCAAGGCCAAGACCTGCGCGCATTGCGGGGCTGGCTTCATCCCCTTGCTCCCGATGCAGGCGGTGTGTGGACCCATCTGCGCACGGCGCAAGGTGGAGGCGGACAAGAAGGCAGAGCGGGAGCGCACCAAGGAGCGGAAAGAGGGCCTGAAAACCCGCAGGGATCGGATTGCCGAGGCTCAGGCGGCGGTGAACAAGTACGTGCGCCTGCGCGACATCCATGCGGGACGCGGCTGCGTTTCCTGCGGTGCGGCGTTCCGTGGCAAGTACGGCGGGGCATTCGATGCCGGGCACTTCAGGAGTGTGGGCAGCGCGCCGCATCTTCGGTTCTTCACGCCCCAGATCCGCCTTCAGTGTGTTCGCTGCAACCGGCACCTGTCGGGCAACGTCAACGAATACCGCAGGGGTTTGGTGGCAGACCGTGGAGCGGAATGGGTGTCGTGGCTGGAATCCCTCTATTTCGTGGCGAAGTGGGACGACGCCTACCTGATTCGGCTGGCGAGGATCGCGCGTAAGAAAGCCCGCAGGCTGGAAAAGCGCATGGAACAACAACCAGAGGGGCGAGCTTGAAACGCGATGCAATCGACTTCCATGAGGTGGCCGACAGCCACGTAGCCATCCACCTTCGGCTGGTCAACTGGGCGCGCTGGTGCAACGGCTCGGGCGCCCCGTCCACCAGCCCGATGTTTCGCCTGTACATCGCCCCAGCCAGGGCCAGGAGCGGGGATGGCGTGACCCACGGCGGCGGCTCGATAGTGGACACGCAGGACGCCAGCAAGATCGCCCGCGCCGTGGTGGCGCTTCCCGAGAAGCATCGCGCCGCCATCAACTGGGCCTACGTCAAGCCGATCAACCCGAGACGCGCGGCGGCGAACTTGGGGACCACGCTGGACGAGTTGGCGTTGCTGCTTCGCGACGCCCGGCAGATTCTCGTGAACAGAAAGGCTTGACAGGCGCTTGCATTCCTGATGAGCCATGATTACAATTCGCTAACGGCTGAGCGCAGACGCATCGGAGCCGCCCGTCCATGAGTGGAGGCGGCGGCGCCGGTAAAGCCAGTTGTTCAGGCCCTCCATTCAGCGAGGGCCTTTTGCTTTCAGCCTCTCCCAAGCGGGGAGCCGTTCCACAGTTCCAACTCAGTCTCGCGTAGACACCAGGAACGCCGCTCTCTCGCCCCTTTCGGCACTTCAGGATTCCCCATGCTGGTAACCACCATTGGTCAGTACCGCTGCGGATGCTCCTGGGTGCTGTCGTTGAATCCGATCTCAGGAACCCTCGCATGTGCGAATCCGCAGTGCGAGAACGTCGGCAAGGAATTCGTCGCTCCCGAGGTGGAGTTGACGGAAGTGGCGCCCCCTTCATCCGCGTAGCCCATCACGCGCCCGGCGAGGGGAAACAAAGTCGCCGGGGATCTTCTAACTCGCGCACTCCGGGGTGATCGGCAGAGTGCGTACCGCAAAAGCTCGCAGTGCTGCATCGCAGCATCAAGACGGAATGCGAGCCCCCCAATTCTTCAACTGTCGGACACGCCGAGAGGCACCCGAACATGGCTGAAAACAATCAAACGAAATCAAACGGGCGCGGTGGTGCTCGGCCCGGCGCAGGCCGCAAGGCTGGCACTGCCAATAAGAAGACCCGAGAGATCGCTAACCGCGCCGCCGCCGAGGGCCTGACGCCGCTTGAGGTGATGCTGAAGGCCATGCGCCGGCTAGTCGAGAAGGCGGAGCAAGTCGAGGGAGTCCAGCAAGGCGAGGGCGAAAAGATCGTTTCGCCGTTGGAATTGCTGGTTGAGGCGGCATCGGTTGCCAAGGACGCGGCGCCCTACATGCACCCGAGGCTGGCGGCTATTGAGCACTCCAGCGATCCCGATAGCCCGCTCGAAATGGTGTTCCGGTGGAAGTCCGAGAAGTAGTCATCGACTACGAGCCGCGCGAAGCGTTCAGGGAATACCACGCCAACGCCAAGCGGTTCGCCCTGACGGTGGCGCATCGGCGGGCAGGCAAGACAGTGGCGCGCATCAACCGGCTTATCCGGGATGCGGCGGTGTGCCGCAAGCCGAACCCGCGCTTTGCGTATTTGGCTCCGTATTACATCCAGGCCAAGGACATTGCCTGGAACTACCTGAAAGGCTACGCGAGCCCGATTCTTCAAGGCAAAGCGCCGAACGAATCGGAGCTGTCGGTGGTGTTCCCGCACAACGGCGCGCAGATCCGGCTGTACGGCGCGGACAACGCCGAGCGGCTGCGCGGGCTGTATTTCGATGGCTTGGCGGCTGACGAGGCGCAGGACATTCGCCCGTCGACGCTGACGCAGATCATTCTGCCGGCGCTGTCCGATCGGCAGGGCTGGCTGGACCTGTCCGGCACGCCCAAGGGATGGGGAAACCTGCTGGGGGAGACGTACAAGCGGGCGCAGAACGACCCGGAGTGGTTCGTTCAGGTCATTCGAGCCAGTCAGACGGGGATCATCCCGCCCGACGAACTGGAGCGGCTGCGCCGGTCGATGCCGGCGAACGAGTACGAGCAGGAGTTTGAATGCTCGTTCGATGCGGCGATCACTGGGGCCTACTACGCCGAGGCCATCCGCAAGCTGGAGGCGAACGGCGCGATCTGCGCGGTGCCTTACGACCCGATGTTTCGGGTGCATACGGTCTGGGACTTGGGCATCAGCGATTCGATGTCGATCTGGTTCTTTCAGATTGCCGGGCGCGAGATTCGGGTGATCGACTACTACGAGGCGGCGGGCTTCGGGCTGGATCACTACGCGGCGATGCTGCAGACCAAGGGCTACAGCTACGGCCAGCACTTCGGGCCGCATGACATCGAAGTGCGCGAGATTGGAACCGGCAAGAGCCGCAGGGAAGTGGCGGCGGGCATGGGGCTGAACTTCGATGTGCTGCCCAATCTGCCGGTCAAGGACGGCATCGACGCGGCGCGCATGACGATCCCGCGGTGCGTCTTCGATGCGAAGAAGACGGCGATTGGACTGGATGCGCTGCGCCAGTACCGCGAGAAGGTTGACGACAAGCGCATGGTGAGCATGGGGCCGCTGCACGACTGGACCAGCCACGCAGCCGACTCGTTCCGCTATCTGGCGATCTCGCTGTCGCGCATCACTGAAAACTCGTGGGGCGGCTCACTGAGCTATCCGAGGCTGACCACAGCCTAGAACACCGAAAGGCATCGCTGAGAAGCGACCCGAACACATGGCAAAAATGACCGACGATGAACTAGGCGTGCTCGTAGAAAACGAGATGCGCCAGGCCATCGGCTATTTCGGCGGCAAGCTCGCAGAGCAGCGCAGGAAGGCAGAGTATTACTACTACGCCCTGCCGAAAGAGGACCTCGCCCCGCCCACGGTGGCCGGCCGCTCGTCCGTGGTCGTGCCGGTGGTGCGCAACACCATCGAGTCGATGCTGCCGCAGCTGATGGTGAAGTTCACGGGCGGCGATACGGTCGTTGAATTCGAGCCCACGCAAGAAGGCGACGAGGACAAGGCCAAGAGCTGCACGGACTACCTGAATTACCTGTTCTTCAAGAAGAACCCCGGCCACGCGATCACCTATGCGTGGTTCAAGGATGCGCTCAAACTCAAGCGCGGCATCATCAAAGTCTGGTGGGACACGCGCGATGAGGAAACGCGCGAAGAGTACAAGGGCCAAACGCCCGTGAACCTGGCGATGCTGCAGGACGATCCCGAGATCGAGATCATCGCGCAGAAAAGCTACCCGGACGAAGAGGACGCCAAGCAACGTCAACAGGCGCTCGAGCAGCTTCAGCAGCAGCTGGACGCGGCGCTGAATGACCCGAGCCCGCAGGCGGGCGCCGCAGTGCAGCAGATCCAGCAGCGCATGGCGCAGATCCAGGCCATGCCCCCGGCGATGCTGTTCGATGTGTCGTGCAAGCGCACCAAGAGCGGCGGCAAGCTGTGCATCGACAACGTCCCGCCCGAGGAATTCCTGATCTCGCGCAAGGCCAAGGACATTGCC